TTCCAGAACGCCCGCGGCCCGCTGTCACCGTCCGATGTGTGGCGGCTGTGCGAGCAGGCCGGCAAGCAATGGCCCCTGACCAGCGTCCGCAGGGCCATCACGACGCTGACCAGTGCCGGAGCCCTGACGCAGACGGGATCCCAGAAACGGGGCATTTACGGGCGCTTGGAGTATTGCTGGACTGCCCTTGAGGATTGCCGGCATGCCGCATAAGGTTCCGGCTCCTGTCGGCAAGCGGTTCGGAAACCTAACAGTTATTGGCGAGGCCGATAGCGATTCATCTGGGCGCCGGATGATCGCGTGCCACTGTGACTGCGGCCGAGACTCTATCCATCGAATCACGCACGTCTTTTCCGGCCGCACCAAGTCGTGCGGCTGCGGTCGTGTCCGTAGCGGCCTGTACCGGAAGGGCGTTCGCCCAGCCGAGGAAGTCAGCTACCGAGGAATGAAAACTCGGTGCGTAAACCCGCGTGACCCTAACTATTCGAACTATGGCGGTCGCGGTATTGGCGTCTGTCAGCGATGGATGGGGTCGCTTGAAGCTTTCATGGCTGATATGGGACCGCGACCAAGCCCCGCGCACTCGATCGACCGAATCGACGTGAACGGTCACTACGAGCCTGGAAATTGTCGGTGGGCAACGGCGACTGAGCAAGCGCGCAACCAGCGAAGGAACGTTCTTGATGAGGTTGGCGCCGAGGAAATACGGGCGATGCGTCGTGCTGGGATGACCTATCGCGCCATCTCTGAGGCGACAGGATTGCATCTGTCAACCATCGCTGACGCGGGGCAAGGTAAGACCTGGCGAGCACTAACGCCGAGGGCCGCGTAATGAGCGACACCTACACGAAGCTGTTCAGCACCTCGACGCGGCTATCCCGGCCTTACTTCGGCGCGCGGTGGGTGCGGTTCGGCTTCGGTTCGTCACTGCCTCCGCTGCCGTGCTGCTACTGCGTGTACGTCGACGGGCAGCTGGTCTACATCGGACAGACAAACAACCTTCGCGAGCGCGTCGCCTACCACGCCGGCCACTGCAAGTTCCCCGCAGGGTTCGGGTTGAAGGCGAGGTTCGGCGATCGCTACGGCGATTGGGCTATGCGTGAGCTTCGACTCATCCGCAGGCTCCAGCCCCCGATGAACCGGAGGGTGGCATGAACAAACCGCTGCCTTGGTTCCGCGCCTACACAGAGATGGTGGACGACGAAAAGCTGCGCCTCCTCGCTTTCGAGGACCGCTGGCACTTCGTCGCGCTCATGTGCTGCAAGGGCATGGGCCTGCTAGACGCTGGGGACGATCTGCTGATGCTCCGCCGCAAGCTGGCCGTGAAGCTCGGGCTCGCAATGCGTGAGCTGGAAACGATGGCCGATCGCCTCGAGGAGGTCGGTTTGATCGACGCTGCAACGTTCCAGCCCGTCGCCTGGGAGGACCGTCAATTTCAGTCCGACTCAAGCACACCAAGGGTTAAGGCGTACCGGGAACGCATGAAACGTTCCGGAAACGTTTCTGAAACGGCCCAAGATACAGATACAGATACAGATACAGAAACAAAGAAGAAGCAAAAGCCTTCTGCGCAGCCTTCGGCTTCGCGGTTCGGCGACTGGTGGGCGGTGTACCCCAAGAAGATCGGCAAGAAGCCGGCCGAGCAGAAGTGGCGAAGCCGCGGCCTGGACGTGTTCGCCGACGCGCTGGTCGCCGACGTGCTCAACCGCATCGCCAACGACGACGGCTGGCAGCGCGGCTACGTGCCCGACCCCTGCACCTACCTCAACCAAGACCGCTGGGGCGATGACCTGCGCGCTGCGCCGGTCGCGCGTGCCGGGCTGGCGCTGGCGGCACCGAGCAAAACCCTCAACGGCATGAAATCACTACAGGGGATGAAAAATGGGAATGGACTGGTACACGAACGAGATCATCGACGGGCTGACGAAGCTCATGTCCTTGAGCTTGGACCGGACACCTGCCTCCGACTCGGTGCAGATCACGGCGGCCACGTGGATTGAGTCCACGACCATCGGCCGGTCATGGGACAAGGCACGCGACGCCGGCCGCATCCGCGCGGCGTTCTCCACGCTGGCCCTGACCCGCGAAAGCTGGCCGGCACCCAAGCACTTCCTCGACGCGTTGCCGCGCGTGGAGCAGGCCGCGATCGGCTACACGGTCAAGCCGCTGTCACCGGCCGAGGCCGACGCAAGGCTGGCGTCGATCCGCTCCCTGCTTAACGAGCCGATGCCGAACCATTCGCTGACGCAGAAGCCAGAGCGCGAAGGTCCGCCGCTGTCCGCCGTCGAGGCCGAGCTACAGGCGCACTACAGCGACCGCAAGACCGCATCGGCTGGTGACGCATGAGCCAGATCGCCTGCCAAGTCCTCGCGCTCGCCTGCTGCGGCTGCAACGTCGCCGAGCTGTGCGAATACCTCGACCTGACGCCGATGGCCGTCATGCAGATTCTCAAGGCGCACGCATGAGCGTCACGCATTGCCTGGGCGACTTCGCCAAGCGCATCCGCCACAAGCCGGTGACGAAGTGGGGCGCGGAGATTCAGCGCGTGCCGGAAGTCTGCACGAAGGGCTGCGCGGTCCATTGCCGCGCGGTCTGCAAGCAATACGCCCGCGATCAACGCGAGCTGATGAAGCACCGATCGACCTAAAAAAGTTGCCCCGGCACTGCGTGAACAGTCCGAGGGCGTGGCGATTGCAGCAACCAACCGCAGAGGGATTATGAACTACGCCGACTTCATCACCAACAAACTAAGCCGGGTGCCCGCGACGGGCATTCCGCACGCGGGCGCCGTGCGTCTCGCGCCGGGGCTTTTCGATCACCAGGAGGCGCTGGCCGTGTGGGCATTGCGCCGGGGCCGGGCCGCGATCTTCGCCGATACCGGGCTCGGCAAGTCGCGGATGCAGCTCGCCTGGGCGGACGCGGTACAGCGCGAGACCGGCCATGACGTGCTGATCCTCGCGCCGCTGGCGGTCGCCGCGCAGACCGTGCGCGAAGGGCTGGAAATGGGCCTGACCGTGCGCCAGTGCCGCGACGGCGCCGAGGTACGGCCGGGCATCACGATCACGAACTACGACCGCCTGCATCGCTTCGACACTTCCCACTTCGGCGCGGTGGTACTGGACGAATCGAGCATCATCAAGCACCACACGTCGAAAACCCTGCAACTGCTGCTGCAAGCCTTCGCGCAGACGCCGTTCAAGCTGTGCGCGACCGCGACCCCGGCGCCGAACGACTGGACCGAGCTGGGCACGCACGCCGAGTTCCTGGGCATCTGCACGCAGACCGAAATGCTCGCCGAGTATTTCGTGCACGACGGCGGCGACACGCAGTCGTGGCGGCTCAAGGGCCACGCGCGGCAGCAGTTCTGGCGCTGGGTCGCGTCCTGGGCGGCGCTGGTCCGCACCCCGGCTGACCTGGGCTTCGACGGCTCGCGCTACGACCTGCCGGCGCTGACCGTGGAACAGCACACGACCAAAGTCACCGGCCACGACGCGGCAGCAACCGGGATGCTGTTCGCGCTGGAAGCCAACACCCTGAGCGAGCGTCGCGGCGCCCGCAAGCAATCGCTCGATGGCCGCGTCGCGGCTTGTGCCGCGCTGGTCAACGCCGACGCCGAGCCGTGGATTGTCTGGTGTGACCTCAACGCCGAGGGCGATGCCCTGCGCGCGGCCATTCCGGGGTCGGTCGAGATTCGCGGCAGCGATGACCCGGAAGTCAAAGAGCAACGATTGATCGACTTCGCGGCCGGCAAGATTCGCGTGCTGATCACGAAGCCGAGCATCGCCGGCTTTGGTCTGAACTGGCAGCACTGCGCGCGCATGGCCTTTGTCGGCGTGACCGATAGCTGGGAGGCGTACTACCAGGCCGTCCGCCGTTGCTGGCGTTTCGGTCAACAGCGCGAAGTGATGGTGCACATCTTCGCGTCCGACCTCGAAGGCGCGGTCATCAACAACCTCAAGCGCAAAGAGCGCGACGCGACGGCGATGGCCGACTCGCTGTCCGCCGAAACCCACGAAGCCGTCATGCAATCCGTGCGCGGCCTGACCCGTCAATCCAACCCATACAGCCCTGCGCGGACGGTCGAAATCCCGGCTTGGCTGGTTTCTGAGGAAGCGGCATGAACGTCCTGAATCAAACCATCGGCAACGGCTTTGCGGCCTATCACGGCGATTGCGTCGAAGTGGTCAAGACCCTTCCTGATCGCAGCGTTGATTACTCGATCTTTTCGCCGCCGTTCGCCAGCCTGTACACGTACAGCAACAGCCCGCGCGACATGGGCAACTGCCGCAGTGATGCCGAGTTCTTCGAGCACTTCGCCCACCTGATCCGCGAACTGCGCCGGGTGATGAAGCCGGGCCGCAACGTGTCGTTTCACTGCATGCTGATGCCGACCAGCAAAGAGCGCGACGGCTACATCGGCCTGCGCGACTTCCGCGGCGACCTGATCCGCGCGTTCCAGGCGGAGGGCTTCATTTACGCCAGCGAGGTCTGCATCTGGAAAGACCCGGTGACGGCGATGCAGCGCACGAAGGCGCTGGGGCTGCTGCACAAGACCGTGCGCGGCAACGCGAGCATGAGCCGACAGGGCATCCCCGACTACCTGGTGACGATGCGCGCGCCCGGCGAGATTGAGGATCGCGTCAAGCACTGCCCCGAGGATTACCCCGTCTCGAAATGGCAGACGGTCGCGTCGCCGGTCTGGATGGACATTAACCCGAGCGACACGCTGCAATTCCGCAGCGCCCGCGAGCATGACGACGAGCGCCACATCTGCCCGTTGCAACTCGAAGTGATCCGCCGCGGTATCGACCTGTGGACCAATCCGGGCGACGTGGTGCTGTCGCCGTTCATGGGCATCGGCAGCGAGGGCTATGTCGCACTGGAAATGGCGCGGCGCTTTGTCGGGGTTGAGCTGAAACAGAGCTACTACGAGCAAGCGTCACGCAACCTGCAAGCGGCGCTGTCGCAGTCGGGTCTGTTTGGTGAGGCAGCCTGATGTTTGCCGGCAAGTCCCTCACCAAAGCCGACCTGGCCCGCCGCGACGCGATCCATGCCGGGCATTGCATGGCGTGCGTGCAGCTTGTTCCGCCCGTCGATATGCGCGGGCAGGGCTTCGTCCAGTGGCATCACACGGCCGGCAAGAAACGCCACGACCTGACCTGCGGACTCTGTATCTGGCATCACATGGGGCGGCCATTTTTCGCCGCCACGCTGGCTGAAATGCGCGCCGACTACGGCCCGGCACTGAGCGAGGGCAGCAAGCCATTTCACGAAGCGTTCGGCAGCGATGCGGAATTGCTCGCTAGGCAGGACCGATACCTACAGGGGGAAGCATGAACATCGAACACCGCATTCGCGCGCTCGACGCGCACAAGGCCGCGCTCATGGGCGAGCCGGTCTGTATCCCGCTCGGCAAGCTGCGCAAGGTCAGCGTTCAGTCGGTCGCCGATCAGGCCGCGAGAGCCATCGCCGATCTGGACATGACGCTATCGGTGACGCTGTGCCCG